GCAGCGCCGCGGGGTCGAGTTCCGCCAGCAACGCCGCCGGGTACAGGTCAGCCAACAGCGCCACCGGGTACAGGTCAGCCAGCAGCGCCACCGGGTACAGGTCAGCCAGCAGCGCCACCGGGGACAGGTCAGCCAGCAGCGCCACCGGGGACAGGTCAGCCAGCAGCGCCACCGGGGACAGGTCAGCCAGCAGCGCCACCGGGGACAGGTCAGCCAGCCTCACAACAGGGGCTTATTCATCTAGTCAAATCATTGCCCGCGACGACGGCAAACCACAACACGCTGCGGCCATCAGCACAGGCTTTAAGGGCCGTGTAAAAGCTCCCGATGGTTGCGCCCTTTTTCTGGTCGAGCGCAATAACGATGGTGAAATTACCCACACATGGGCTGGCATTGCCGGGCGTAACGGCATCAAACGAGATGTGTTCTATACCCTCGTTAATGGTCAGCCGCAGGAGGCCCCATGAGCGGCCTGCGGATTCTCAGCTACCGCCAGGTGAAACCGGACTGGCACATGATCCGCGCCGACTTCGGTGTGTTCTTTGGCTACACCGCCCAGCAGGCCGCCGAGAAAGCTGTGGCCAAGCAGCGCGAGCTGAAGCTGGCCGAAGCGCGGCGCGCGCCATTCCTGCCGCTGCTGGAGGCGCAGCGCCGATGAGCATTCGCACTGACATCCTGGCAATCCCCGAGCTGCTGAACGGCCAGCAGCTGACAGGCACCGAGATTGCCGCAATTCTCGGCCGTCACAAGCGCGACGTGTCCTCCACGATTGGCAATATGTGCCGCAACGATGTGCTGGAATCCCACAAGTTGCCGGGCACGAAAACGCGCACGTATTCGATCCCCACGGCAAGGCCTGCCGACAGCGCGACCCCAACGCAGCGCCTGAACCTCGCCTGGTACATCCCGCAGATCCCCGAGGAGGTAACACGATGCCTCTGATCATTGATGTGCTGCAGGGCGGTTGGCCGATGACGCAACAGGCGATCACCGAGGCCGTGGGCCGCCGCCCTGCCGTTGTGCGTGAGGAGTTGTATCGCCTGGTCATCAGTGGGCGTCTCGTGCGGATATGCGGCACTGGCAGCATGCCGGCGCTGTACGCGCCGTCTAATACCACTCAGAAAAGTTGATTATGCGCGCGTATCAAGAATACATCGCACAGAAAAAGATACAGCACATAGACGCTGGATTTTCCGCAAGCGAGATGCTGTGGCCGCTAAAAGACTTTCAGGTTGACGCGGTTAAATGGGCCTGTCGCCGTGGTCGTGCTGCACTATTTGCAGACACTGGGCTCGGCAAAACACTGATGCAATTGGCGTGGGCGTATCTGGTAGTCGAGGAAACCGATAGGCCTGTGCTGGTAGTAACGCCCTTGTGCGTGGCGCAGCAGACCGTGCGCGAAGGTGAGAAGTTTGGCATCGCCTGCGAGTACATCCGAGAGCCAAAATTTTGCAATGCCCGCATCCATGTAACCAATTACGAGATGCTGAAAAACTTTGATCCTGCCAGTTATGCCGGGATCGTGTTGGATGAGTCCAGCATCTTGAAAGGCATGGACGGGAAAATGCGCCGGTATATCACCGACTTTGCGCAGACAATTCCCTATCGGCTGTCCTGCACCGCGACACCCTCGCCGAATGACTTTATGGAGCTGGGAACGCAGGCGGAATTTCTCGGCATCATGTCCCAAGTGGAAATGCTCGCCATGTTTTTCATTCATGACGGCGAGGATACGGCCAAGTGGCGGCTTAAAGGGCATGGCCGGTTCAAGTTTTGGGAGTGGCTCTCAACGTGGGCACTGGTTATTCGCAACCCGGCAGACTTGGGATATTGCGGCGATGGGTACGACTTGCCCGAACTGGTCTACCACGACCATGTAGTTGAAACCGGCGTCAATGATGGGCTTTTCGCCAAGGTCGCGCAGGGATTGCAGGAACGCAATGAAGCCCGCCGAGAGTCGGTGGATCTGCGCGTTGAAAAGGCGGCAGAGATTGCAAACAGCGTAGACGGCCCCTGCATTGTCTGGTGTCACCTGAACGACGAAAGCGCAAAACTCGAAAGCAGTATCGCGGGAGGAGTGCAGGTATTTGGATCAATGCCTCCGGATAAAAAGGAAACACTGTTAACAGGCTTTTACACCGGCGACGTGCAGAAACTCATCACCAAGCCAAAGATCGCAGGTTTTGGCCTTAACTGGCAGCACTGCAATCACATGGTATTTGTTGGGCTGTCGGACTCATGGGAGTCGTTTTATCAGGCTGTGCGTCGGTGCTGGCGGTTCGGCCAGGACAAGCCCGTACACGTCCACATCATCACTGCCGATACCGAAGGCGCGGTACTCGAAAACATCCGCAGAAAGCAAAAGCAGAATGAGCAAATGGCATCGGAGATGGCGGCTGTCATGCGCGATTTCACGATAGCAGAAATCAAGGGAGCGAGTGCAGAGAAATCAGATTACTGCCCCGTTGATAAAATCCAATTACCGGCATGGGATAGGCTATGAACGTAATCAGCCAGGATATAAGCTACAACTACGCAATATACAACGCCGATACAGTGGAAGTGGCGCAGTCACTGGCCAGCGATAGCGTTGGTTTTAGTGTGTTCTCGCCGCCGTTTGCCAGCCTGTATACCTACTCAAATTCCGACAGGGACATGGGCAACGTCAAAAGCCATGAGGAGTTTTGGGAGCAATACCGATACCTCATTAAAGAGCAGATCAGGGTGATGAAGCCGGGGCGCAATATCGCCATCCACTGCATGAATCTACCCTCCTCAAAGCAGAATGATGGATTCATCGGCCTAAAGGATTTCAGGGGCGACATTATCCGCGAGTATCAGGCGCAGGGTTTTATCTATCATTCCGAGGTGTGCATCTGGAAAGACCCGGTAGTTGCCATGCAGCGTACCAAGGCGCTCGGGCTGCTGCATAAGACCATTAAGAAAGACTCATCCATGTCGCGCATGGGCATTGCCGATTATGTCGTGGTGATGCGCAAACCAGGCGACAACGATGATCCAATATCAGGCGAGTTCAAGTATTACGTCGGCGACAACCCACCATCGTCGTTTGCCCAATTCGAGCGTGAGGACGGACGACTGTATTACGTCCCAGCCAATGGCGGCACCAGTATCGACGTGTGGCAGCAATATGCCTCGCCGGTATGGGACGACATCAACCAGACCGATACCCTGAATTTCAGGGAAGGCCGCGAGAGCGACGACGAGCGTCATATCTGCCCGCTGCAATTGGACGTAATAGAAAGGTGTATCCAGCTGTGGACCAATCCCGGCGATGTTGTCTGGACGCCGTTTATGGGCATCGGCAGCGAGGTTTACATGGCCGTGAAGCTGGGCCGCAAGGCTATCGGCGTCGAGCTGAAAACCAGCTATTACAACCTTGCCAAGCGCAATATCGAGCAGGCCGATAAGAATCAATACGATATGTTCGCCGCATGATCACCCCCGCGAATAATTACAAAAGGAGCACCCCCCATGAAGCGTTACAGCACTGAGCAGCACCACATGGACCGCCTCGCCACCACGTTCATTTACGCCGTACTGGCAGCCACCCTGCTGGCTGTAGCGTGGCCGGCATGATGACGCTGCTGGGGTCTGCGGCGATATTGCTGGTGTCGCTCGCGTTGATGGTAGGCCTTGTGCTGAGGACGCCCAGATCGATCAGAAACCGGGAGCGCGAATCCCTCGAGGCTGAGCTGGCGGAGGTCAACGATGCGCTGTCCGCGTTTGGACGAGGGTCACCCATCGCAATTCTCAAAAAGCCCGACGGGGTTCTCGCATCGTACACCCGGGCAGATTTCAGCACGCTGGTCGAACACAAGCGCCGCCTGCTGGCTCAGCTGCGGCATCACAAGTAAAGGAGTATGCAATGTTGATTCTCACGCGCAGAGAAGGTGAGGTGGTGTGTATCGGCAACGACGTCAGGATAACGGTGCTCGGTATCAAGAGCGGCCAGATCCGCCTTGGCGTGGATGCCCCGAGAGACGTGGCCGTGCACCGCGAGGAAGTGAAGCAGCGCATCGATGCCGGGATTCCGCCGACCGGAGCGTGTGTCTGATCATGATTCGATACGGGTCCGTGTGCTCTGGCATTGAGGCCGCTACCGCGGCATGGCATCCGCTTGGATGGGAGCCCGCATTCTTTTCGGAGATTGAGGCATTCCCGCGCGCTGTATTGCAACACCATTACACAACGCCGGTACACGGCGACTTCACGACAATTGGAGCAGATGATTATGGAACAATCGACCTTCTGGTCGGAGGAACCCCTTGCCAGTCCTTCAGCATCGCAGGACTCCGAGGAGGACTGGACGACGACCGTGGCAACTTGGCCCTCGAATTTCTTCGACTTGCTCAACGCAAAAGGCCCACATGGCTGGTTTGGGAGAACGTCCCTGGCGTGCTGTCATCGAACGGAGGAAGGGACTTTGGTTCCATTCTCGGGGGCATGGGCGAACTCGGGTACGGGTGGGCCTACCGAGTGCTGGACGCTCAGTACTTTGGAGTGGCCCAGCGACGCCGCCGTGTGTTTGTTGTCGGATACCTTGGAGACTGGCGACCTCCCGCAGCGGTACTTTTTGAGCGCCACAGCCTGCAAGGGCATCCTGCGCCGCGCCGCGAAAAGAGGCAAACAGCTCCCACCCTCCCTTCAAGAAGCACTGCAGGTGGTGGCATGGGAACCGACTTCGACTGCGACGGAGGATTGATTGATGTGTCGCCCACATTGCTCGCGCAGGGCAATAAGACTGGTGGGGATAGACCGCCCGGCACAACGGTTGATACCTGCGAGAGCCTCATCGTCATGTCCAGCGGCCAGGCCAATGCCGAGATCACGGTAGACCTGTCGCCCGCACTGAACTGCAACCGTGACGGGGCGCCGATAGCGTTCTCCTGCAAGGATCACGGCAACGATGCCTATGCCGATGTGTCGCCCACCCTGCGATCAATGAACAACGCTGACAGCAACCAGAATGGTGGTGGGCAGGTAGCGATCTGCTTTCAGTCCAACGGTAACACCGACGATATATTGGCCGCTGGTTACGATGTAAGCCCTACCGTGCGCGGTGGTGGACAAGGCGGCAATCCTCCCGCGGTCTGCTTCAAACCCTCGCATTACACCCGTGGCAAGGACGGTGCGCCCAGTGATATCGCGCCGCCGCTTTCTGCTGACGCTGACAAAGGGGATCAGGAGGCGATTGTGTTCCAGCCCCGGTATGCACGCAATGGCAGGGGCGCACCGGACACCGTAGCAGGGCCGCTGACAGCAGAGGCAGGGCGCACCGGCAAGGGCGACTCAGCGCAGTGCGTGGCGTACAGCATCATGCCGATGAACTCAGGCAAGGACTTCAAGGCGCGCGAGACTGAGGTCGCACAGCCGATAATGACGACGCCTGTGGGTGGCAACCAGGGTGGGGATTATGTTGTATCCATGCGTGAATCTGGACAGGGCTATTGGGTCGAGGATGTTGTGGCTGGAACCATTGATGCAAATATGGGGCAAAGCGGTCACGGGAATCGCCCCGCGACGATTGCAGTCGCCTTCGCCCAAAACCAGCGCGACGAGGTACGCACGATGGAGCCGGGAATGAAGCAGCAGACGTATGTGGCAACTCACGATGTAGCGGGAACCATGAAATCCTGTGCGAACAGCGGTGGGTTTTCAAATTCTGCCGACCATGCTGCAGCCGGGTACATGCAAGTCCACGGCATGGCAGTACGCCGCCTCACGCCGGTCGAATGTTCGCGCCTTCAACAATTTCCCGACGACTACCTGGAGTTAAAATATGCCAATGCCAACGAAGCCCACGCCGCTCAAATATTGCATGAGCTGTGGCGAGAAATTGGAGCGAAAGGAATTGCCGCGCAAGAAGCGAACTTCCCGCAAGACGGGAGCGGTGACGTATGTGAAAAACGTCGAATCGCTACTGCACTTTTCACGCCGGAAGTACTGCTCGCAGGCGTGCATGTCGGATGGATTCAGTGGGACCAGGCGCGGCGATCCGCTGAACACCAGAACATCACGCATGTGGGCGCGGCAGGATGGACTGACGGATTCGTGCGCCGATTGCGGGAAGCAGGGGAAGCTGGATGTCCACCATATAGACGAGAATCCTACCAACAATGCGCCAGCGAACTTGGCTACTTTGTGCAGGAGTTGCCACTTGAAACAGCACAGATTAGAGCGTACCTGCAGCGTTCCGAATTGTGGCAGGAAGCACAAGGGGCATGGACTCTGCGATATGCATTTGCAACGCCAAAAGAAATCGAGAGCGGCAAACCTCTGATGAGTGACGGGCCGCGTTACAAGGCACTGGGCAACTCTATGGCTGTGCCGGTGATGCGCTGGATCGGGGAGCGGATTATGGCAGTAGAAGTTTTCACCGTGGCGAACACGAGGGCGAGAGCATGACCGAAGCCGAACAACACCTGATCTACGTGGCCGTTTTAATGGCCCAGGAACTGCAAGAGTATGTGGACGTGGCCATTGATTGTGCGGGTAGCAACTCGGCAGAGCTGGCAACGCAGGAACTGCTGAACGACTGGGAAGCCGCCTATGCCGCGTGCGGGTTTCATGATGATGAGCAAATCGCCGGACTGCGCAGGGCCATTGCTGCAGAGGAGGGCTTTTGCAACTACCAGGTCGGCCACGAAATCGAGGTCGAGCATGGGGAGTTTCGGGAATACATCGGCGAAGGTGCGGACGATGATTGCTATGACGACTCTACCCAGTGCCATCGCTGCTACGGATCAGGAGAAATCAATATCTGCATCGACGATCTGTGTCACGGGCAGGATGAGTGTATGCACGGCGACGGAATAGTTATATGCCCGACATGCAAGGGCAGCGGGGGTGCTCCATGACCGACTTAACGATAAAGGGAATGGTGCAGAATGACGACGGGGAGGCAGTCGAGATAATTATCACTGGCGGTGATATCGAGGAGTTGATTGAAGCAAAAGCCAAAGAGCGGGGAGTAAAGCCAAAGCAGGGCAAGCTGTCCGCATGGTACAGCTCAGAAATCATCAGCGTAACTGTAAATCTATGAGGGGCAACCGCAATGAGTGATCGACTTTACACCTGCGATCTTTGCATTAGAGAGGGACACGAGGAGGTAGGTTGTCATTACCCTAATGAACTGATTCAGGCCGGGGAGAATGTTGTGTGCCAAAATTGCTTGGAGTGTGGCGAGTTTCCAGAACTGGACGATTTACCACAGGAGCGGTTCATCCCTCCAGAAGATAGGCGCATCGCAGAGTTGGAAGCCCGACTGGCCTGGCACTACCCCGCCCACAATCTCGACGTGCCGAACCTGCCAGAGCCCGGTCAGAAGGTGGTTGCGTACTACCGCAGCGGTGCCCGCATCTGCCGCCC